AAGTTCAGAAGCAGCAGTTTTTAGAAGTTTTATTAATTCTATGAAAGAAAAAACAAAAAAAATGAACGAAGAATCTGAATCCAAAAAGTGTAAACCAGGATACTATTATTGCTTTACTAACAAAGAATGCAAACCAATTCCACCGGGATTTATGATTGATCCTGCTGGAATGCTTGCAAAAGAAAATGGACATACTGTAGATGAAGCATGTTGGGTTGGTTATAAGCAAGTTGGGATGAAGAAGAAAGGAAAAAAAATTGTTCCAAACTGCGTTAAAGAAGAAGGTCTTCGTGCTTGGTTTGGCAAATCTAAATCAGATGGTGGAAAACCTGGTTGGGTGCAATCAGACGGATCTCCTTGTGCTAACGAACCAGGAGAAACCAAAACTCCAAAGTGTTTCTCAAGATCTAAATTAGCAAGTATGAGTAAAGGAGAAATAGCATCTGCGGTAAGAAGGAAAAGAGAACAAGACCCAGGACAGCAATCAAAGTCAGGTGCTGCAAAGCCAACTTATGTATCCACAGATTCCCCCAAAAAGAAAATGAATGAAAATCATAAAGCAATTGCTAGTGGAAAGGAAAAGGATGAAGAAGGATATATGGCAAATACCGAGATGGATACAATTAACAGTGCTGTTAAAAAATTAAGAAAAAATATTAAAAAGGGTGACATACAATTGCCTGCATGGGTTCAATCTAAAATCACTAAAGCAGCAGATTACATTGATACTGCAGCAGACTATTTGGATAGTGAAGAAATGTCCGAAGAGTCAGATGCTAAAGGAAAAGGTAGTGGAACAAAGGATGCTTGTTACACTAAGGTCAAATCTCGTTATAGTGTTTGGCCTTCTGCATATGCATCTGGAGCACTTGTAAAGTGTCGTAAAGTTGGTGCTGCTAATTGGGGTAATAAATCAGAAAGTTATGAACTTTCTAATTGGAGAGATGAATTTAAAGCAATGGAATATGAGTTTGTAGACCTAATCAAACCAGAACCTTTAGTTAGTAAAGTTCTTGATGAAAAGTGCTGGGCTGGATATAAGAAGAAAGGTATGAAAACAATGTTTGGAAAGAAATATCCAAATTGTGTAAAAGAAGAAGAAAAAGATACATGTAATCATACTCATAAAGGAGAAGCATGTCCAACTCACGGCAAAAAAGAATGTCCAACTGAGGTAAGTGAGGCAACTCGTTTACAAGCAGACACTGGTAACATTCTTGCAGTTATTCTTTCATGGAAGGGTAAAACATATTCTGTTAAAATGTTCTTCCCTCAAGTTGGAATGCCAAATAGAAAGGATGTAACATCAGAAATTCAAAAAATTTATCCTGGTGCATTGGTTCTTCAATATAATGTTTCTTCACTTCAACCAGGAATGCCACTGATTCAAGTAGTAAATTCAAAGTCAAAGAATTACAACATGAATGAAGAGTCTGCTGCATGGCAAAGAAAAGAAGGTAAAAATCCTGAAGGTGGTTTAAATGCAAAGGGAGTTGCATCGTATAGAAGAGAAAATCCAGGTTCAAAATTGCAAACTGCAGTTACAACAGAACCATCAAAATTAAAACCAGGATCAAAAGCAGCAAATCGTAGAAAATCATTCTGTGCCCGGATGGGTGGAATGCCTGGTCCTATGAAAGATGAAAAAGGTCGTCCAACTAGAAAAGCACTTTCTTTAAGAAAGTGGAATTGTTAATATAAAAGGTTTACATTATGGTTGACAATATTTACTTAGGTAATCCTTTATTAAAAAAGGCAAATACCTCAATGGAGTTTACTCAGGAACAAATTCTTGAGTTTATGAGATGTAAAGAAGACCCCGTATATTTTGCAAAAAATTATGTAAGAATTGTAACTCTTGATCATGGTCTAATGCCATTTGATCTTTATCCTTTTCAAGAAAAACTTGTTAATAATTTTCACAATAACAGATTTAATATCTGTAAAATGCCTAGACAAACAGGCAAAAGTACTACTGTAGTATCATATCTTCTTCACTATGCAGTTTTTAATGACAATGTAAATATTGGTATTCTTGCAAACAAAGCAGCAACAGCAAGAGAACTTTTAGACCGTCTTCAAACTGCATATGAAAATCTTCCTAAGTGGATGCAGCAAGGTGTTATTTCTTGGAACAAAGGTTCATTAGAACTTGAAAATGGTTCTAAAATTATGGCTGCCTCAACTTCAGCTTCTGCTGTTCGTGGTATGTCTTTTAACATATTATTTTTGGACGAATTTGCGTTTGTTCCAAATCATATTGCAGAGTCATTTTTTGCATCAGTATATCCAACAATTACTTCAGGTCAAAACACAAAGGTAATTATTGTTTCAACACCACATGGTATGAATCATTTCTACCGAATGTGGCACGATGCCGAAAAAGGAAAAAATGGATATATTTTTACTGATGTGCATTGGAGTGAAGTTCCCGGTAGAGATTCTGCCTGGAAAGCACAGACAATTGCTAACACTAGTGAACAACAGTTTAAGGTTGAGTTTGAATGCGAATTTCTTGGATCTGTTGATACATTGATTGCACCATCTAAACTCAGGAACTTCGTCTATGACCATCCTAAGACCCGTAATGCTGGTTTAGATGTTTATGCGAGTGCAAGTGAGGATTGTGATTATATAATGACTGTAGACGTTGCTAGAGGGGTAGGAAACGATTACTCAGCATTCGTTGTGGTAGACATTACACAGTTTCCCCATAAGGTTGTGGCAAAATATAGAGATAATGAAATCAAGCCAATGATGTTTCCAAGTGTAATTTATGAAGTCGCAAAAAATTACAACAATGCTTTTATCTTATGCGAAGTAAATGATGTAGGAGATCAGGTTGCTAGCATCCTTCAATACGACCTTGAGTATCAAAACATTCTAATGTGTTCTATGAGAGGTAGGGCTGGTCAGATAGTTGGTCAAGGATTTTCTGGTAAGAAAACTCAATTAGGAGTTAAAATGTCCAAGACGGTTAAAAAAATTGGATGTCTTAATTTAAAAACAATGATTGAAGAAGATAAACTTATCTTCAATGATTACGAAATTATTAGTGAACTTACAACTTTCATTCAGAAACATAATTCTTTTGAGGCGGAAGAAGGTTGTAATGATGATCTAGCAATGTGTCTTGTAATATATGCTTGGTTAGTTTGTCAGGATTATTTTAAAGAACTTACTGATCAAGATGTTAGAAAACGTCTTTATGATGAACAAAAAAATCAGATAGAACAAGATATGGCACCCTTTGGTTTTGTTTCTGATGGGTTAGATGAAACAAGTTTTGTTGATTCTGAGGGTGATCGTTGGTTTGCTGATGAATATGGTGATAGATCATATATGTGGGAATACAGGTAGCAGTGGAAATTGATAAGCAAATAAAATTAAGTCATTTATTACTCAATGACAGAAAATGTAGAGTTTGTGGTGAACTTAAAAATTTAGTAGGAGAGTTTTATAGAACACGTAAAGATAGAGGACCTGTTGCATCTTCGTATTCTTATGAGTGTAAAGAATGTGCCAAAAAAAGAGTAAATGAACGTAAAAAAAATAAATCATCTTCAATTGAATACAAATATCCTGATTGGTGATACTCACGGCTCGTTTCCCCAGTGTAAAGTAGTTTTTTAATAAATATTTCCAGACAAACAGAGAATTACGGAGAAAAAAATGGCGACTCCTCAATTATCTCCAGGCGTACTCGTCAGAGAGGTTGATTTAACAGTAGGAAGAGCTGATAATGTTTTAGATAACATTGGAGTGATTGCTGGTCCTTTCCCAATCGGTCCCGTAGATTATCCAATTGATATATCAACCGAACAAGATTTAATTAGTGTTTTTGGTAAACCACTTTCAACAGATTCACAATATGAGTACTGGATGAGTTGTTCATCCTTCCTTTCATATGGTGGAGTTATGAAGGTTGTTAGAACTGCTGGTTCAACACTAAACAATGCTAATGCTGGTGTTGGTGCATCCTCTACAAATGCTATAAGAATTGATAACTACGATGATTATATTAATAATCATGAAGACGCTACAAATTATACATACGCAGCAAAGAACCCTGGATCTTGGGGAAATGGATTAAAAGTTTGTTTCATTGATGATGCTGCAGATCAAATTATTGGTATTAATACAACAAACCCAGGAGCACTTGGTGCAACAATTGGATTTGGAGTTACTACATCTCTTTCTAATCTTGTAATCGCAGAATCAGGTTCGACATCAACATTTAATGGTAATCTTAAGGGAATTATTACTGGTGTTACAACCGATGCAACAAACGGTAATAGTAGCATTGAAGTAAAAATTCTATCAAGAGTTTCTGCGGCATCTACTCGAACAGACACTACTTTAATAACATCCACAAGTGGTAGTGTTGGCATTGGAAGCACTACTTTGATACCAGTAAGTTCAACCGCAGGGTTGACCTTATTTGATACTTTAAATGTGATGGCTGGAGCAGGAAATACAATTTCATTATCCAATCTACAAATTCTTAGTATTACATCTAATTCAGTATCATTAGCTAGCACTCAAGCACATGCAATATCTGCAGGAATAGCAGTCACTTTTACAAGAACAGTCTCTGTTGCTGCTACAGAAACAAGGATAGAATATGCAGAGGGATCTACTTCTGCAGCATATACAGTTGAAAGCAAACTTCGTTTTGTTAACAACTCTGGTATTACTACTGGAAGCACTTTAGGACTTGCTGGAGTAACTCCAACATTTGTTTCTGATTGGTACGAGAACCAAACTCTTGGTTTGACTAATGCAACAATTTTCTGGAGAGAACTTGCACCAAAGCCAACCACTAGTCAATATACGGCTCAAAGACAAGGTTATGGTGACGGACTTCACATTGTTGTTGTTGATGATAAGGGGACAATTACAGGAAATACAGGTACACTTTTAGAGACACACTTGGGTCTTTCAAAGGCACTGGATGCAGTATCTGCTGTAAATTCTCCACAGAAAATCTGGTACAAAGATTACCTTGCAGATTTTTCATCTCAAATTTATGCTGGTGGAAATCCCTCAAGTGCTGCTGATGCATATCATGGAACGTCTCCGAAAGCAACTGGATTTGCTGGAACATCATTCACTGGAATCACCACTGGAGATGGACTATGGGGACAAGATGCACAAGGTGTAACATTTGCTGCAATTGGAAATAAAACTTATACATTATCGGGTGGAGTTGATTATTCTGCTTCTGGTGGAATGCAAGCAACTCTTGGTGATTTAATCACTTCATACAATTTGTTCTCAAACAAAGATGAGGTTCAAGCTGATTATATCATCATGGGTCCTTCATTACAATCAGTAAATGATACTCAAGCAAAAGCAGGATTCTTAATCTCTCTTGCAACTCAGAGAAAAGATTGTGTTGCAACAATTGGAGCTCACAAAGCTGATTTAGTTGGTGTTACAAACACAACGACACAAACAACTAATTTAATTAAGTATTTCAGTTCACTTTCATCTTCATCGTATGCAATATTTGATAGTGGATATAAGTACACCTACGACAGATTTAATAACAAATTTGTTTACATTCCTTGCAATGCTGACGTTGCAGGTTTAATGACCCGCACTAATATTGTTGCTTATCCATGGTTCTCTCCTGCAGGACAACAACGTGGAATTCTTAATAATGCAATTAAACTTGCATACAATCCAAGCAAAGCACAAAGAGATCAACTCTATCCAAAAAGAATTAATCCAATTATAACTCAACCAGGAATTGGTACTCTTCTTTTCGGAGACAAAACTGCTCTTGGATATGCATCTGCTTTTGATAGAATTAACGTTCGTCGTTTGTTCCTTACAATTCAACAAGCACTTCAAAGATCTGCGGAAGCACAACTCTTTGAACTTAATGATGAGTTAACAAGAGCAAACTTTAGAAACATTGTTGAACCATTCCTTCGTGATGTTGAAGCAAAAAGAGGTCTTTATGGATTCTTAGTTGTTTGTGATAAAACAAATAATACCCCCGACGTGATTGATAACAATGAGTTTAGGGCAGATATCTTCCTGAAACCCGCTAAATCTATCAATTTTGTAACGTTAACATTCGTCGCAACTCGCACAGGAGTGAGTTTTGAAGAAGTTGTTGGCACTGTTTAATCATTAATAAATAACACAAGGAGGTAACTAAAAGTGGCACTCAAAACAATCTCACAATTTAAAAGCACCTTAGCTGGTGGTGGTGCAAGACCCAATCTATTTGAGGTAGAATTAACAACATTCCCATCCGCAATTCCTGGATGGGACGCTGATACATTTAAATATCTTTGTAAGGCAGCTAATTTGCCTGCATCTACTATTGCTAGTATTGATGTTCCATTTAGAGGAAGAATATTCAAAGTTGCTGGAGACAGATCTATTGATGTTTGGACTGTAACTGTTATTAATGATGAGAATTTCAAACTTCGTAGATCGTTTGAAGCTTGGATGGAACTAATAGCAAAACTTGATAATAATCTTGGAGCAACAAATCCAAGTTCTTATATGAGTAATGCAACTGTTTATCAACTTGGAAGAGGAGCTACTGTTAACAGCACAACTAATGCAGGAACAGACAGTTCTATTTTGGCAGCATATCAATTTATTGATATTTTCCCAACAGCAGTTTCTGCTATTGATCTATCTTACGATAGTGGAGATACAATTGAAGAATTCACAGTTGAATTCCAAGTTCAATCATTCTCACTCATTAGTGGAACTGCGGCAGCAAAAGGTTAATAAATAGGTAAAAGATAAAAATTAAAATAAATTATGGCAAAACTTTTTGGGTTTTCTATTGAAGACACGGAACCACTATCTCCTGGAGTAGTCTCTCCCGTTCCTCCTAATACCGAGGACGGGAATGACCACTATATGAGTAGTGGTTTTTTTGGTACATCATTAGATATTGAAGGTGTTTATAAAACAGAACAAGATTTACTTAAAAGATATCGTGAAATGTCACTGCACCCAGAGTG